CAGCGGGAGGTTCGTCACGATTGCCGGCCACAACTTCGCGCCCCTTCCTTTGCTGCGCTGACTCGCCGGTGGTAGCCTCGCCCGCCGACCCTGGCAGACTGCCTGCGACGCCGCCCTGTGCGTCAGGAGCGCCGCCCTGCAACAGTCCGCCGGTAGAGACCATTTCGGCCATCACCGCAGCACCCGTGTTCGCAACGTGGTCAATCCACACCTGCGCCCGGATTGGGTTCGTCTCCACGAGTTGTTCAAACTCCTGCGTCATCGAGTCTCGACGATGCTGAATCCAGTGCGCTTGGCTGTTCTGAACCATCGGCAACACTTGTGGGATGTAGCTCTCATCGGACATGAAGCGGTCGTACTCCCGGATGGCCTGTTGGATAGCCTCATCGGTTGCGCCGAGCAGCGCAGTTTTGCCAAACTCCTGCGCAATAGCCCAGCGCGTCTCAGGGTCGGTGGGAATGACGACCTTCATAGCAACGAGTTGCTGCGTCGTGGCACGCTTGGTGGCCTCAGACTTCGGGAATAACGCCTCAGTATCAATGAGTACATCGACGCTGCCCTTGAGTTGAGCCTGTTTGAACTTCGTTGCCTGCCACTGTTTGTTGCGACCCAGCACCATAAGCAGCCGGTCATCGGTCATGTGCTTGCGCATCAACAGGGTTGAACGAATCTTCCACTGACGCCAGCCCTCGATTTCCTGAGTGCGAAGGGAGGCAATGCCACGGACGGCGCGCTCGTCTAAGATGGCGAGAGCTGAAGCGGCTTCAATGCCGGGGGGCGCATCACCACCGCTCAGCCAAAAAGTCCCGGCGATCATCTCCATATTGTTGTCAATTTGGGCGAGCCAGCGTTCGACCCAAGCGATGTTGCCGAGAGCGGCTTCGAGGTAGTGCGGCTCGCTGGGAGTGCCGGTGGCGTGGACGATGGGTGAATACTCAAGCATCTGGCCGGGGTCGCCAACGATGTTCTTCACTTGAGAGCCGAATGGCACTAGCAACTTCGCCGCGCCGGTGCGCTGGAACGTGAGTTGAGCGAGGGACTCGACGATGTTGCGGCGAATTTGAAGCGGCACGATGTCGGTCAGACGCGAGTGATACCACGCTGAACCAGAGGCGATGCGGTCGCCGATGTGGACGAGCGGGAACAGGCGCTCCTCGTCGTCCTCGTCGAACATGGGCTTCGCATCGATGATAAGCTTTGCGCCGATACGAGTGACAATGGCTCCATCGGGGTACTTCGCGCAGGGCATCTCGTAGTAGCGAAGGACGGTGAGGAGGTGAGCCTTCGCACCAGCGGTGGTAACGCCCGTGCCGAAGACCGCGCCCATGTACGAGAGGGCTTCCATGTAGTCCACCTGCGAGGTGGGCTTGATGTCGTCCATGCCTTCCTTAATCTGGTCAGCGTAGTCGGGGAACATCTCCTTGAGTTGCTCGATGGGATACTTGTGACGGCAGAAGAACCATGTGCGCTCTTTGTGGGCGGGGATACCGTTGTCAAATATGATTTCAAAGGGCGAATATATCTCGGTGCGAAGACGGCCAATAGGCAACTCGGCGGTAAAGGATTCAAGCGGCGGCAGCGCAGAGGCGAGTGTCGTGGCGACTTCGGGGCCGAGGTCTTGCGGGATATTGTTCACACACTGCGGGCATTGGCCGTCAGCGGCCATCACCTGTTCGTCGCCCTCATTGTATTCCGCCTCGCACTGCGGACAACGCAACTTATTGACAGGGCGTGTGCCCCACTTTTTGTCGTAATCGTAGTAAGGCAGCAGGAATACGTTGCCCGTCGAACAGAGCCACGCATCAGCGAACTTTCGCAGGTGCGTAATCTCTGCCTCCTCGAATATCAGGTCATCGAAGCGGTCTTGTACCTCGGCGGTGGCGAAGTCCTCAGCGTCATCGGTGGCGGGGCGGTTGATAAATGGGAACTTGCCCTGCGAGACGGCGTTCACAAGGTCGTCGTGAATCTTGACCATTTTGTTCGTGATGGCGCGGGGGAACTCTAATGGAGCGGGAAGGGGGCGGTCTCGAATCGTGGCGTTCTTGCTGATTTGCAGCCATTGCGAACCCTCTATAAATTTTATATTTCTGAACCAGACGGCTTCACGCCACGGCCTGCGGTACACCCCCACATCCCAATTTGTGTCAAGCCGCTTATTCAATGCCTCAAAGTCTTGAAGCGGGTCGAGCGGGGCGGGAATGGTTGCGGGCGTGGCCATTTTAACTCGGAGCGGATTCGCTCAGTCCTTCCTCAATTAAACGAACTTCACTGTCCACGTCTGCGAAAAGTTCGGCCACCGCACGCGCCTCGGCCTCAACATCAGCCTGATGTTTACGAAGATCGGTTCGTACTGGCGCAGTGATAGGCCGCGCTCCCAAATACATGATTAATTCGTCCCGCGCCCGCGCAGCTTCTTCGACGGCGGCATCGCGCTCGCGCTGGAGTCGTTCGATTACCGCTTGACGATATTCCACGTCGCGCTCTGCGCGGTTCAGCAGACTACGACTCACCCAAGGCCATCTATAACTCATCGCTTAAATACTCCCATGAAGCATAGCTTGGTGTCAATACTCAAAGGAACTCATCCACGAGTTGCACCTCGCCATCGTTGGCCGGCACATATAAGCCATCTGACGACAAATCGGCGACGCCAGATGAAGCGTTGGCGCGGCGGGCGCGTTCCAGCAGGCGCTCCCCATACTTCGCAGATTCGTAGGATGCGCGGTCGCCGAGCAGGTGGCGCAGCGGGTCGTTCTGCTCGCGCCATGCCTGCTCCTCGGCGGCGTTGCGGTGGGCGGCGTGTGGTCGGCTCATCGCAGCGTATCGCACGGCGTCCCCACCGTGGTCGTCACCTGGCTTGGGCCGCTCAGGATGCTTCTCGTCCCACACATAGTTGTCGCACGAGCGCGCAATCATCGGGCACTTGCCTTTGACGAAGAAGACGCGCGGCGAGCCACCATCCTTGAAGCGTTCGAGCATCGCTGGGGGCTGAGTATCGGCGTACCACGCCGGCAAGGGCTTCTTGGGCACGGGCCAGAAGTAAGATGCGGCCTGCTGGCATCCAGCGTACACGTCTTTGATGGCTGGCTCGCACAGGATGCCGAACTCATCTTGGAGTTGGATAGTAAACAGGCGATTCTCGTAGTCGATAACATAGCGAGCATCGCGGGTCGGGATGTGGTCGCGCATCCAAGTGATGATGGTGAGCGGGTGGACGTTGGGGCGGTAGAACTCGTCAACACAAATGAGGTTGCCGGAGGTGTCGATGCGAAACACGGCGACGCAAGTGGGGTCGGAGCCGCCAGGGTCGATGCTAACGAGCCAGCCCCAATGGTCAGGGATAGGAAAGGCATCGATGTGGTGGACACTGGAGAGATTGAAGCCTTTGAAAATCTTGCCGGTGAAGTCATCGAGGCTGCAATCGAGCTGACGAGCGATCCATTCAAGCGGCATCGTCTCGCGGAGGCGCTGGAAGTAGGTATCCTTGACGAATCCTCCCCGCGATACCATGTTTTCTTCGCTGCGAGCAACGACGCCGACACGATTCGCCTTCCGCACCACTTTGTACATCGTTTTCTGGTCAGCGGGGTCGAAGGTATAGTCGCCGCCAGCATAAAATTCGTCATAAATCCAGTTGTGGCCCATCGGGTTTGCTTCGAGAAGCGCGTAGTTGCGCGGAACCTTGCGTGAGAGGCGTCCAAGGAGCTTGTTGAAGTCGTCGCGGGTGATTTCCTCGGCCTGCGAGACGCCAAACCAGCCCCAATCGCCTCCAGCGAAATGAGAACGGCCCGATTCGCGGTCGATGATGTAATCCATATAGATGCGCGAAGGACGGCGCGGGTCTGTCGAGCGTAAAACGACCATTCGGCCCGTCTGACCTATCTTTTTCTGGTCGAGGATGTACGCTGGCGGGCAGACTTGGTTGAAGAACGTCTCGTAGAGTGTGTTTTCCATGTCCTTGCCCGATGCGCGACCGAGGAAACCGAAGTTGTCGGGGTTGCGATGGCTCAAAAGCACCGCCGCACGACAGAGTGAGGTCGTCTTGCCCGAACGCCAGCCCGCCAAACTACAGCGAAGTTCTTCTAAGGACGCCCTTGTAGGCATAAACGCAAGTTGGCTACCTAAGAAGCTCCAGCGCGCCATGTTCGATGTGTCCACATTGTCTCCGCTAAGCCTGCGACTCGCGTTCTTCCCGATGGCACGTGCAGCGACAATCGTGGCGGCGAATCATTCTACAGCCGCACGCGGGACACGCGATCTTGCCGGGCACATTGATGAGCGTGTTCGTGCTGGATTTTGCTGGCGGGCGATTGGGAAACTTGTAGGGTTCATTCATTGGCGTTAGTCGAGGGCGATGCCAGCGAGCGTGTAGCGCAACCCATCGTCGCACTGGAGAATCAGGTGGGCCATTGTGATTGGCTCCTTCGTTTCGGGGTCGAGGGCAACACGCTTTTCTAATCGAAAGTCGCAGATAACCGTCGTTCCTCGTTTGGCCTCACCTACGACCTCACCTTTGTATTTCAGCCGTAGAGCGCCACTCTCTTCGTTGAAAGCGAAACGAGGTTTGATAACAGGTTCCATCCAAATCAGTCCATCTGCGTCCATTCCTATGATGCGTGCCACGAAGCGCCGCGTC